TGCTGTTGCATAGGTGGCTTGCCCATACCCATGTTCTGGCCTTGTGGAGCGCCTTGGGGCATACCTGTAGGCAATCCCTGCACAGGCTGGCTGGAGGCCATCTGTTGCTGGTTCTGCATTGCTTGAGGGGGCATACCTTGAGGCGCTTGCTGTTGTGCAGGCTGTGGGTTGTACAGGTTCTGCATTGGATCAGTGGCTTTGCCAAACGTGTAGAACGTCTGGGAAGCGCCAAGGCCACCTTGAGGTAAGCCACCCGCCGCCATGCCTTCAACTTGCTCGTTGTCGGGCGCGACTTCAGTGTTTTCGTTGTCGCCGTATGTGCCAGCGTCCATCGCGGCGTAGTCACCGGGGTTTACCTCGTTGAAGCCGGGGGCGTTCAAGTTCTGATACAACTCATTGCCATACAACTCAGGCATGGCCTCTGGCGTACCGTACTCGTCATAGCCAACATATTTTGCTGGGCCAATTCCAAAGTCTGTTGTGCGTGGGTTGATCACGCCAACTTTGGACATATCAATGCCAGCGTTGTTGCTACCACTACCACCGCCAAGCAAGTCAGAGTTACCAAGCAATGCACCCAACACAGCACCAGTCACGCCAGCGCCAGTATTTGTATTGATGCCTGCCAACAATTTGTCAATAGCACTTTGTTGTGCGGCATCATCTGCGGCGGCGGCTCTTTTATCTGCCGCAATTTGTGCAGGCGTTTTGTTTGGTGTCAGATCGTAGTTTTGCTTACCACCACCTGCGCCAGTGATTGATGTTGGGCCAGTCACGCGACCGCCACCCAAAGGAATCACATTGCCTTGAGGATCATAGACGCTGACAATGTTGCCGTAGCTATCAGTCACGATGGCATTGCCTTGATCGTCGTATGTCGTTTGAAATGCGTCTGTTGAGTTGTAGACATTGCCATCAGCGTCATAAGTGACAGTTGAACCGTCATCAAAAGTTTCAACGCTTGAGCCATCGTCATAATATTGGCGGTTGCCAGTTCCAGCCTGTGAGTTGCCTCCAGTTGAACCTGTATCAGTAGCCTCAGTAACATCTAGCACGTTGCCAGTGTTGTCGTAAGTAATTGAAGAGCCGTCATCAAAGTATTGAGTTACGGTTCCATCACCGTTGTTGTTTTCAGCAACAGGGTCGGAAGCAGGTGCGCTTGCTGACTTTAAATAAGTCGGTGAATATCCACCGCTTGCGGAATACAGCGAGTTGTTGCCCGTCATTGTTGGGTCATCAAACTCACCATAGTTGTAACCGACGTTTTGGAAAGGTTGGACTTCTTCCGAGGTGTCAGAGTAAACAGCATCACCACTAGCAAAATGAGGCATTCCGCCTTTAGCCATACCAAACAAACCACCTTTTGCGCCGACATCAACTTCTTCGTCATCGTTAGAGGCAACAACAGTGTCATCAGTGTTGTAGTCGTCTGGGTTGTAACCTTCTGCGTAGGAAATCAAGTTCCCGTCATAGTCGTAGGTGTTGCCGTAGTCGTCTTGCTGAGTGAAACCAGAGTGATCAGCTTCAGCAATTAAATTACCGTCATAGTCGTAGGTGCTACCGTCTTCTGCGGTGTAGACGTAGTCAGAGTGATCGGCCTCGGCAATTAAGTTGCCGCCTGCGTCATAGGTATTACCATATTCATCGGTGTAGGCAACAGCGTTAGTGTCATCTACGGATGTGCCATCAGCGTATTGGAAAAGATTGCCGTCCGCGTCGTAGATGTTGCCATCTGCATCAGTGAAGTAACCGCTGGTGTCTTCACCGTTTGCGCCAACAATAGTTTTTTCACCAATGGTTCCGTCTGGGTTGTAAACGGTTGAGGTGTTGTCTCCAACAAAAACAGGATCACCGTTTTCGTCCAACTCGTACCCCGGCATCAAGTTGCCTTCGTCGTCGTATGCAACTCCATTCACTCCTGCGCCAGTCGTATCAGTACCGCCAGTGGTTGCACCAGCCGCCGCGCCAGCAGTTCCCGCAACACCGCGAGTTCCACCTGTGCCTGCTGGTGTTTTTGCGCCAGTGGCTCCAGTTTTAGGTGTTACAGGGCCAGTCTTGGATGTAACGCCACCAGTTTTGGGCGCTGTTGGGCCACCGCCAATGGTGACGTTGTTTCCAGCTTTGATACCAGTGTTAGGGTTTGTGACCCTTGATGTAACGGCTCCAGTTCCTGCTGTGTTGGTTCCTTTAATGCCAGTGCCACCAGCATTGGTAGTAGCAGTCAAACCAGTGCCTCCGTTCATGGAGGTGAGATTTTTGCCAGTTCCACTTGTAATATTAGTTCCAGCAATGCCAGTTTTAGAACCGCCAGCAGTTCCTGCTGTTCCTGTTTTACTTCCGCCAGTCAACTTATCAACAACAGCTTTTGTGCCCACACCCAAAGCCGCGCCAGCCAACGCGCTAGTCAAAGTCTTGCCAAGTGAGGAACCAGTAGAGGAAGTCTTTGCGGTGGTTGCGGGCGCTGTAGTCTTGGCAGTGCCAGACCCAGTCGAGGTCAATGTTTTTGCAGGTGTAGTGCCAGTAGTCTTAGCCGCGCCAGAACCAATTGAAGTCAGAGCAGTTGCAGGCTTGGTTGCACTAGCCGCTCCAGTCAATGAAGGCAACTTAGAAGTAGTAGAAGCGGCAGTCTTGCCTGCCCCAGTGCCAGTCGAGGTAATTGCCTTGGCAGGTGCAGATGTGCCAGCCAAAGTGCTGGTGACGTTGCTTGCTGGGCGACCGCCAAAGCCAGCCGCTCCAGTACCCAAAACCCCTTCAGTTCTTCGACCACCCATAGGGCTAAAGCCTTGATCCGCCATTGGAGCGTATCCGCTTGTGCCAGCTAGTTGTCGAACGGCAGAAGTAATTGGAGTTTCACCACGCAGGGCGGCGGCACGGTCACCGCCTCTGGTGTCTTGATAACGCTCAAAACGAGGCAGTTGATTTGTTGATTTGCGTTTTTGCAAAATTGCCATGATTTACCCCGGTTTCTTTAATAGAGAAGTCAACCCTGCAATGTTTGTGAGTGGTCTTAGTTTACTCACATCCATCTTCACGGGGACTGATTTAGTTACAGGCGACAGTTTAGAAATGTCTACCGTTTTAGGCGCGGCTTTTTGAATTGCAGACAACGCACTTCCAGTTAAGGTTTTAGCAACAGATGGCATGGCAGTCATCTTCTTGCCAGTCACGGCGCTGTTGATTGCGCCCCTTGCTGTACTGCCAACTACCTTTTTGGTTGTGTCTTTGATGAGGTTCTTAACCAAAGCGCCACCAAGGCCGCTGGTGACGTTTGATGTGCCAGCCCCACTTGTCACTGTATCGGTTCCAGTAACGCCTGTCACGGTGTCATTACCTGTTCCGCCAGTTACGGTGTCAGTATTCTGCGCCAACGTATTTAAGCCGCCAGTTGTTGTTGCCGCTGTATTGCCACCAGTTGTGTCAGTAGCCAGCAAATTGTTTGTAGCTGTAGTTAGACCGCCAACAGGTGTAGTAGAGCCATCTGCGTTTACGCCAGTGACCGTAACCGTGCCAGTGGTCGTGTCGGTTCCAGTGGTTGTTGGAGTGCCACCAGTTACAACAATGTCGTTGCCTTCTTCTTTGGTGACGTTGGTTCCGCCAGTTGTAAGAGTACCGTCAACCGTATTGTCAGAAGTAGATGCATTATTTGTGGTTGAGTCAGTGCCAGACACAGTTGTCAAAGCACCCTTTACATCATTTGTTTTTGTGTCATTGGCGCTGTTGATTGAATCAACAATGTCACTAACATCTGTACTGTTTCCAAAATTGGTGACAGTTTGGTTGTTGTCGTTGCCTGTAAGCGTTGTGCTATTGGTGTCAGAATCAGTTCCAGTAGTCTGACCACTCAATGCAGTCTTATCAACGTAATCGTTGATCTGACCCGTCGCCACATTGCCCAACTCATTTGCACCAAGAGTCAGCAAACCTTTGCCAACGTCTTTATCGTTAATCACATCTTTGGTAATTGATCCAGCAACTTTACCTGCAAGGTTTGAACCTGTTGCATCTGTGATTTCACTTGCCACGGTAGAGCCAAGCAAACTGGTTCCGATGGTTCCAAGATTGATGTCTTGTCCATGCGCCGCAGAGTTCAATGTGGAGGAAGTCAATTGACCAACCAACTTTGATCCAGTTTCAGAAGCAATCTCGCTACCAAGGAAACCAGTACCAGCAGAAATCAAAGAATCAGTCAGCGCCTTGCCAAAGTCGCCACCGTTAGTGGCGGTGCTGATTGCTACTTTGCCAGCCAATTGCTGAACCGTTGCGCTGGCATCAGGCAACAAGGTTTCGCCAATGCTAGTAAGGATATTGCTTGCGCCTGTTGACAAGGTGCTTGCGGCATTTGTAACCGTATCAAAAGCAGTGCTTGCGGCCTCTACAAAACTAGATGTTGTAACAGTGCCTGCGGAAGCCGTAGACACCGCCTCGGTGATTGCAGTGCCTTCGCTAACCAAAGATACAGCGGTTGACGCTTCAGCAACTGTAGCGCCGCCAGCAATCATTGTCTCAGCCGCCACAGCTTCAGCACTTGCAATTGCAGTGGTTGCGCCAGTGGCCTCTAGCACGGCGGTGCCAGTCGCAACAGCTTCTGTTGTTGCCGCCACCTCAAGAGCGCCCACAACCCCAGCCTCTGCGGCAAGCGCCCCAAGAGCATACGGAGCCGCAATCGCCGCAACAATCAGCAAAGGATTTTCTGCAACAGCGTCCATAACTTTGCCTGCGGTTTCAACAACCTTCTCAACAACGTCACCGACAGCCTCGACAACGTCCTCTATGGCGTGAACAATCGCGTTAACTACTGCGCTCATTATTTATGCTCCCTCGCTGGGCCAAGCACCAAAGTAACTTGCAGACCACCGTCGCTTGTCTTTTGTGCGCTGTAGCCCATACCTTCACGAACAGGATCGCGGGCAATTACTTTAAAGATGCCAAGCAAGCTCATGTCCGTAAACTGAGTCACCACTACATCAAATCCAACCTTGTAGGCGGCATCAGCAAACACACGGCTGTTGACCAAGAAGTTGCGGGCGCTGTCTGCATTTAAAGCACGAAAAAAGCCATAGCCAGCTTCTTTGCTTTTGTGAACAATGAAGATCGTATTGCCTTCGCGCATTCTCCACACGTTAGGCATACGAAACTCAATGGTCAACATATCCTTGACCTCTTTGATCGGGCGACCAACTTTGGTATTCTCAGCGGCGATCTCAATGATCTGCTCACTGGTCAGCTTCTGCTGGTTGCTGTCTACCATCTTCATGTTAGCTCCTCGAATATTGCGGCGGAATAGATATTCCCCATACCAGCCGCGAGACTGAGGATCAAACCATCTGGCTTTGGAACAAATTCCGAAAGGAATACCGAATCGGTTTCTGTTCTATTCTCAATCGCAGGCACATACCCAGATTTTAAATCGTCTAGCAACAAAAGTGTTTCCAATAATCCACTAGAACCCATTGTGTGCCCAATTTTTTGCTTATAGGACGTAGCCACAAACTGATCTAGCGAGTTTAGAAGGGCAGTCTTTTCCGCTTTATTGTTGGATTCTGTGCCAGTGCCGTGAGTTTTGACAATTTTGATTTCATCGGCAAAGACGCTGGAATAGTTCATAGCGCCCATAATTGCCTTGAAGAAGCCATCACCATCCTCTAGCTGTCCAATTGCGTTTGTAGAGGCTTCTGATGCGTTGTAGGCACCAACCAGACGGGCGTGAGGGGTTGCATCGAGCTTGCCAACGGCATAGTCAGACTCAAATATTGCCAGCGCGGCTCCTTGGCCTATTCTAAAACCGTAGTTCTTGCTGTCAAAGGCAGAAGGCTTGATGCCCAAATCTTCTTGCTTTTGAGTGAGTACCGCTTTGGCATCACCAAAAAACTCCAAAACTGCATTTGAGATGCCGTCTTCCACGGTCAGGACAATGACCCTATCAAAGTGATAGTGGTTGATCAAGTTCTGCACATCCATCATTACCTTGAGGCTGGAGGCGCAGGCGGAGGCATCCGTCGTCACCATGTCCATCTTGCCAAAGGCTTGGGCCGTGCGTCCTGCGTAGACTTGAGTCAAGGTAAATGGCAAGAACTTGTAGACGTAGTTCAGACTATTGTCTGGGTAGGGGCGCTGGTTGATACCCGCAAAGTGAGCATTGCCAGCCGCCAGAATGAATGCCGTCTTGCCTACCTGATTCTCACGCAAGTACGTCAGTAACTCAGGATCAAGCACCTTCTCCGCCAAACGGTGGGGAGGATAGAACATCCCACTCTTGGCGCGGGCATAAGTCTCAGGGAACCAATGCGCCTTCTGTGGGTAGACAATGTCGTCAAACAGGTTGCAAGTGGTTGTGGAGGCCGTCCGATAGTGCGTGAGGTAGATCACTTGATCTGCTCCTTCACTTTTTCAATGGATTCTGGTTCTATGGTCTTATGGGCCATAAACAGGTCATGGCACTCTTGCACAGTGGTTGGGTGCCACTCTTTGCTGGTCTCGTCGTCTACGCCGTAGATTTCGCAGAAGTACATCAGCATTACCAAACCATCCAAGCTGTCGATGTTGAGTTCAGCCATTGCGTCTTCCATAGCCTCGGCGGGCTTAAAGGACATATGGACTGGCTTTGCCACCCTTGCTACGACGTTGAATAGTTCAATAAAGTTCATCTGACTGGCTGGTTAATGGCACCGACTAGAGCCGCCGCCCAGTCTTGCCAGTGTTCATAAATGTAGGGGCCGGGGATGCCTTCATTCGTGAACACATCAATCGCCTTCAACCCCGCTCCCCACTCTTTCCAATCCGTCTTGGCGTTAGGCACTGCCAACTGCTGACCAGCATATGCCTCGCACATCAACGCCGCCCACGATTCAAACGTGTGAAACCGTGGATCATAGACAAGTGCTAAAGCCATTATGTTGGCCTTACATCACCGATGTCAGCACTCAACAATACCTTGCCCAACTGATAATCACCGCCCTGCACATTGCTTGTAAAAATCAATCGAATTTCTCGGCGTTGCTCCCTCATGTCAATTTTGCCAGTGTCTGGATCAAAATAATAGGGGTCTGACGTTACATCAGCAGATTGTGCATAGGGTCTTCCCGTAACTTGGAAAGTCATTGGGCCAGATTGAATAAAGTCAGGTTCAATTCTTTCAAGATTGACAGCCACATTGTCGCCAACCAAAGAAGCCTGCGACGGGCCACCAGCCACCCAGCCAAGGTCAGAAGTCTGGAACGAACTCTCAATTGCATTGGAGGTGGTATCAATAACCTCATCCGTTCCAATCTCGTGTTGCCACAAGATGATCTGGCCCGCCTTGGTGTTGAATGTCGCAACGACAGTTGCAGAGGTGGTAGCCGCCGCGCTGATAGTGACATCGTAATAGCCAGAGGTGGCGCTAGGAACAATCACCGTTATTTGAGCGCCCGTAGGAATATTGCTGGCGACCACAACTTGGCCTACAGCAATTTGATTGGTCACGGGAACTTTGATTGTGGTCGTGGAGTTGGTAATCACGCTGGCGCTGAATATAAGTGTCTGTTCACTTAATGCAGTGCCAGCCGCAATTGGGTAATGAAAAACTTGAGAGAAGTAACCAGCAGAACGGGTTGCGCCAACAGCACCACCTGCGTCGTACCAACAGTCCTCACGAATGTTGTAGATGATGCAGTCGTTGCATTCTGTAGAAGTTCCAGAAGGAAAGAACCACCAAATCTCACCAAAACGAGGAACCTTTTGCGCCCATACTTTTTGACTTTGAGCGTAGTTCAGATTATCAAAAAAGTAGTTTTGGTTGAAGTTGTTTTTGAGTTCTTTGACCACGCCGTTGTACAACAGGAATCGGTCAACACCCACCCAGTAGTAGATGCCGTCATATTCAATGACGCACTGGCTTGACAAGATTGACGACTGGCTGGTGATGATGTCATACCGCCAATAGAAGGTCTGAGGTGTGCCGCCAACGGTAATGGTGGTTGGGTTGTATGACACACGGATCAAAGAATCTAAAGCCCAGAACAAGCCAGAGGGCGCGTTTGAACCACCTCGAACAGGCAAGCCTTTGACAATCTTGGTAGACGATACGTTGGTCTCGTTTGAGTCTGCGCCGTTCCAATCGTATGGGTCACCAGCAACAGAGTTCTTAATCAGGCCGTTGTCTCCATACACAAAGACGTAGGGATACAAACAGACCACGCCACCAGCCACGGAGATGGTATCTCCTGTTGGGTTTGTGCCGTTGATGTCACGCAAAGGCTGAAGAACAGTTCCAGCAATGTCACCAGCCAAAACTGCGGTTGCTACGGTTTGGTCGATCTGGGCCAAGTTCCTGCCGGGGTGCGCGAACAACAACTGTTTCCCACTCCCTTGCGAATCGAAAAGAGAATCGAATTGCCAAAGATTTAAATCGTTGGCAGTGAATCCAGTATTGATGGTTGCCACTTTAATTGAGAAGCCGCTACCAGTTCCGCCAATACTTGCCGCTGTTGCGCTCAAAGTATTGCCCACCACATAGCCATTTCCAGCCGCTGTAAGCGTTACAGATGTAACAGTTGTACCAGACACAACAATGGTAGCCTTTGCACCAGTCCCAGAGCCGCCAGTAAGGTTCACGTTAGTGTAGGTTCCATTGATGTACAAAGTGCCGCCTACAAGCGTATTGAGGGTCAGAATGTAACCATTGAACGTAAACTGATTGACACCACCACCGATGCCAAGATTGTCAACAGAAATGACTTCAAGGCCAGAACTGTAGCCACTGAACACTTGATTCACGCCATCAGCGGAGTTAACAAACATACCGCGAGACAAACCTGTGCCAAATTGGGTGATCGAGCGATAGCCACCAATCTTGCGGGGGCGACCACGTTGGAAGCGCACCCACTTTCCGTCGGTGTAAAAGTTCATGTCAAAGACAGTGCCATCCCGCTGGATGCCGGGTTGCGTGTCAATCGCAAAAACTTTTTTGGTCATGTAAATGTTCCACCAGAGATGCCGCCAGTAAAGTTACCCGTACCGTTAATGTTCAAACCCGTTGCGGTTAATGCGAATAGGTTTACGCCAAGAATGGAAATATCAAACTCTCCAGAGGCGGCTCGGTAAATACCAGTCGTTGTTTCAGAAGAGAAGTTTAACGAAGGGGCGCTAACTGATCCATTGTTCAAGCTCACAGTTGATGAGCCTGCCAAAATGGTGTTGGCGTTAAACAAATTGACAGAGTCGCAAACTAGCGTAGCTTGAGTACCTGCGGTCAAGATCGCGCTTGATCCAGAACCTGTGGTAATTGTTACGGTGTACGCGCCCGTGGTCTCGTTCAAAATGTAGTAAACCTGCACAGTTGACGGAATCACAATCGTGACGTTTCCAGATAATGTGCCCGTGTACTTCTGAATGACGTTAGAAGCCTCTGAGGCCGTCAAAGTGTATGAGCCTGATGTCACCGCCTTGGACAACTGCGTAAACGCAAACTGGGTCGATTTGCCAAGGCCAACGGTGTAGAACGTCACACCACTACAAACAATAATGCAAGAGTCTTGAGGCTGTAAAGCAATGGTTGATGAACCGTTGATCGTATTGCCACCAGAGCAGGCCACAGTCAAAGCACCAGTTCCGCTATTACGCAAGAACATGAACCAGTTATCTCCAAGCGTGGAGGCCAGTGTCAACGTCAGAGTTCCAGCGCCGCCAGTCCACACATAAGTGTTGGAACGATCCACTGCAACGGCGGTGTAGTTACTTGAGAAGGTGGTTACAGGCTGGCTTTGGTTAAGCGTCTGACCGATTGCCAGAAGACCATAACCAGCAAGAGTGGCGGCATCAGCACCAGAAGAGCCAATACCAAAAGCGATGATGCCCCATGTGCCAGAAGTCGTAGCATTTGTGGTGATGTAGATGTACTGAGCTTGCCCCGGTTGCACGGTCACAATCGTGTTGACACCAAGGTAATCCTTGACCGTCAGCGCCACAGAACCTGTGTTGCGGATCAATGCATCTTGACCAACAGAAGCCTGATTTGCAGGCGGCATCAGCAGGTAAAACGCCGATGACGACGTAGTAACCGACATGATCCGAGCGGTGTAGTTGTTATCAATACTGCCGTTGATAGGCCAAGACAATTGAGTCGTAGCTGTTAGAGAGTAGGATTGATAAGCGACATCCGTTGGCTGGATGACGTTACCTGTAAATGGGCTATTAAATGACATGATCAGGTATCCAATACTGAGGCTTGACGATCACCGATGCGCTGGATGTCCTCAGATTTGAGGGTCTGCATGATCTGATCGTAATTAGATTGCCACATGGGCATCCGCTCATCGTTCTTAATGTACGGCATGGCCTGCAAGAGCGATCCATAAAGCAATGCCTGTGGGGCATATTGCGTGAACCAGTTTGATTGGTTTGAGCTATCAAGCGGCTGGATGCGCTCGTAGTACAAAACCTCATAGGTATAGGCAACGTCAGGTGTCGGGGCCACAAGCCAATGCGTGTAGTCGTAGTCGCCGTAGTACACAGGGACATCCTTTGCTGTGGCATCAGGCCAATACTCACGCAGGTACTCGTACTTGCGAAGGAGGACTGGCTGGCGCTCACCAGACACCAAGACGTTCATGGAGACCGTTTTGTGCCAACGGGCGGGCTTGTCAATGATCGGCTGGCCCACCACCATCGTGCTAGAGTTAACCGTCAGGTTGCCCAAAAACTTAATTTGGCTGGCAATGATCTGCTCTGCCAACATAATGAACAGGGGAATCTTTTCAAGGGTCGCCGTATCCGTCCTGTTCAAATAGGACTGAATGTTCTCCACGAGGGAGTCATAGGTCATTACCGATGCGGCTGTCATGCTTTACCCCACGTTTCGTTCAAAGTGAGGACAATCCACT